ACCAAACCCGTTTAATTAAAAGAGGAGGATGATTATGAACATTTTTTTAAATAAAATATTTATATTTGCAACAGGTGTTGCTGTCGGTTCTTTTATAACCTGGAAAATCCTTGATTCACAGTATGAGATTGTGGATGATGAGTTAGATATGGATAAAAAAGATGATACAGTAGAAAAAAGAGAAGATCCGAAAACAACTAATAAAGAAATCATTGACGAAAATAAGTATACAACATATTCAGATAATAAAAAAAAAGAAAAGGAGGATATTATGGACGGTATCTATGTAATTTCACCAGAGGAATTTGGCGAAGACAATGACTATGGTACAGAAAGTCTGACGTATTATACCGATGGCATTATCACAGACACTTACAATAACGTTATCGAAGACCCAATAGCTTTGATCGGGGATGGAGTTCGTCATTTTGGAGAATATGAGGACGATTCAGTTTTTGTGCGAAACGAAAATAATAAGACAGATTACGAAATACTAGCCGACTACAAATCATACAAAGAAACATTCACTGAGGGACAATAGCTATGATGCGAAACGAATTAAAGACAATTATAAAAAAGGAATACTTCGATTGGATTTACAGTATTGGAAATAATTCGTCGGCTATATCTTATCATGAACTGTTTACGTTTCTCCATGAAATAAAATTTATAAGTGTACTCAAAGATGATAGAAATCGAGCTATGGATGGCGAGAATCTAAGATGGCGATTTGCATATTTAACTGGGCGAGATAAAGTTTTCGACGATATTAGTGAGTGTCTTAAGGGTAGATGTTCAGTGTTGGAAATGATGACGGCTCTCGCTATACGATGCGAAGAAGAAATCATGGATGATCCACGAAAAGGTAATCGTACAAACCAGTGGTTATGGCTGATGCTGAACAATATGGGCCTTGGTGGAATGTACGATGGACACTTCGATGAAGACGAAGCTAAAAAAAAAGTAACTATTATGATGGAACGAAGTTATAGTCCAGATGGACGTGGAGGGTTATTTAGAATATATAACTGTCCGGCTGATTTGAGAGATGTCGATATTTGGACTCAGCTTTGTTGGTTCTTAGATAGTATTTCTTAAATGCAGGGGGTTGAACGATGTAATGCTTGATTTTGTAAAGGTTTCTAAACGCCATCCAAAAAAGGGCGTTACCGAAATCTATCCTAAGTTTATTATAAAGAAATCCTCCGATTTAATGATAAGAGGTGGCGATTTCTATGCCGTATGGGTCGAAGATAAAGGTCTTTGGTCTATTGATGAACAGGATTGTTTAGATTTAATAGACCAAGAACTAAAAGCTGTCGCTAATAAAGAAACAACTGACGACGGCTTAAAAGTTGCATACATGTGGGATGGTTCCACCGGGTCGATAGACTCGTGGCATAAGTATTGTCAGAAACAGATGCGAGACAATTATCATCCTTTGGACGAGGAATTGATATTTTCGAACACCAAAACTGACAAGAAGCAGTATGCTAGTAAGAGATTGTCATACCCACTCGAAGCCGGGAACATATCGGCATGGGATAAGCTGATCTCTACTTTATATTCCCCCAGTGAAAGACATAAGATAGAGTGGGCTATAGGCGCAATTGTATCTGGAGATTCTAAAGATATCCAGAAATTCATGGTGTTCTATGGGTCGGCAGGTACCGGCAAATCTACAATATTGAATGTAATACAAAAATTATTCGAGGGTTATTATTCGGTCTTTGATGCTAAAGCGTTGGGCTCGAGTAATAACTCTTTTGCTTTGGAAGCGTTCAAAACAAACCCATTAGTTGCTATTCAACATGACGGCGATTTGTCAAGAATCGAAGATAACACTAGGCTCAACAGTCTGGTTTCACACGAGCTTATGACAGTTAATGAGAAATTTAAGTCAACGTACACCAATAAGTTTAATGCGTTTCTGTTTATGGGAACGAATAAACCAGTAAAAATTACGGATGGTAAATCCGGATTGTTACGTCGACTTATTGATGTAACTCCATCCGGAAATAAGTTATCAACCAGAGAATACAAAGA